TCAATAAATCCCATCATTGCGATCAACCTCATCCTTAACCATTGATGCGAGCAGTTCTTCCAGTTTCTGCGCTGACAGCTTTACCTGGTGATCTTCAGCATCTTCCCGGGCTATTGTGGTTCGCGCAGTGGCTGATTTTGCTGACATCACCACAGGGGGCAGACGGACCATTGAACCATGGCCTCCGGAACAAATAAGGGCAAAAATAACAACCACTATCGAAAGCTTACAAACTAACCGCAGCACGTTCCTGCATACGACGTGTCTGCGGCATAATCCCAATGATTACTCCCTGACAGGATTTGCAGGCCACTCAATATCGGTGCAGTTGATGTATCAACACGATTCAACAATACCCGATATTTATTCCATGCCTCCAGCAACGATCTTTCTTCCTCCGTTGCGATTTCCAGATCTACAGCATCCTGCAGTGGCGCAATATACTCACTGAATTCCTGGATGTAGAACTGTGTGGTGACGGTCTTCCAGCCATTCGTCTCCTGCTGTATCGAAGCATACCAGGCTATTTCAATATCGCTATGCTGCGGCAGCATTTAACCCCTTGTAATTCATCGCCATAATTGATTTAATTCACAAATAAAACTATAACATGGTGAAATCAATGAAAAAAAACACAGATGATGGGGCTAAAATTTACACACCACTTACCCTAAAGCTTTATGACTGGTGGGTTTTGGGAGTATCAAATCGGCTTGCATGGGGATGTCCTACAAAGGAACACCTTCTTCCACACTATCTGGAACATGTAGGTAACAACCATCTGGATATTGGTGTTGGAACTGGGTTTTACCTTACTCACGTACCTGAGAGTAGTCTGATATCTTTAATGGATTTGAACGAAGCTAGCCTGAACGCGGCATCTACAAGGGCTGGGGAATCAAAAATTAAACATAAAATTAGCCATGATGTTTTTGAACCTTATCCCGCGGCGTTACATGGTCAATTTGATTCCATTTCCATGTTTTACCTTCTTCACTGCCTGCCTGGAAATATATCTACAAAAAGCTGTGTAATACGCAATGCGGCGCAGGCCTTAACTGACGATGGAACTCTATACGGAGCCACAATTCTTGGCGATGGAGTTGTGCACAATAGCTTCGGTCAAAAACTGATGCGCATTTACAATCAGAAAGGCATCTTTTCAAACACAAAAGATTCCGAAGAAGGCTTAACACATATACTCTCAGAGCATTTCGAGAATGTTAAAACCAAGGTTCAAGGTACTGTAGTAATGTTTTCCGCTTCAGGGAAAAAATAGCATCCAACCGCAGCACGTTCTTGCTTAAGACGTGCTGCGGCATAATCCCAATGATTACTCCCTGACAGGGTTCGTAGGCCACTCAATATCAGGTGCAGTTGATGTATCAACACGGTTCAGCAACACCCGATACTTTTTCCAGGCTTCCAGCAATGAGGTTTCTTCCTCCGTTGCAATTTCCAGATCTGCAGCATCCTGAAGCGGCGCAATATGCTCACTGGCTACCTGCATCAGGTTGTTTTTTGTTTCTTCCGCCTCCCGGATCCGGAACATTTTTTCTGCTTCCGTATCCTTCACCCAGGCTGTGCCGTTCCACTTCTGAAACTCCCCTTCCGGCGATAACCAGGTAACATTTTCCGGTAACGGACCGAGTTCAGAAATAAATAACTCGTCCCCTGACGCTACGTCATAAACCGTTTTACCCCGATGGTCTTCAACGAGATGCCACGATGCCTCATCACTGTTGAAAACAGCCACAAAGCCAGCAGGAATATCTGGTGGTGCAATATCGGTACTGTTTGCTGGCAGACCTGTATGAGGCGGAATATATGCGTCACCTTCACCAATAAATTCATTAGTTCCGGCCAGCAGATTATAAATTTTTATGGTCCGTGCTTGTTCACTCATTCTGAATGCCATTATGCAAGCCTCACAATATAGTTAAATGCGATGTTTTTGACGGTGTTTTCCGCGTTACCAGCAGCGTTAACGGTGATGGTGTGTCCATGTGAACCAATCGCAACGGAGTGCGTATGCGCACCAATACCTACAGTATGTGCATGTGCGCCAGAACTTGCTGCAGTACCAGACAGCGAGTGGGTATGAGCACCTGCTGACTGTGTCTGAATACGTTGATAATACGATCTACGGGAAGAAGTCCCCGGGCTTACTTGATACTGTGAATCCTGGACATAAGTGAACCCACCGCCATCATAAAATGCTAACGCAGAACCGCCGCCTCCTGGCCAACGAATACCATTACCATGAGTATGATCACCGGCAGACCCCGTATTTACGCTGTAATGTCAACGGCACACGCACAAGTATCCCCGAAATCTCCTGTGCCACACGTTGCAGAATGAAGGTAAACAGTTCAGTTTCCAGCACCACTCCGTCTTCACGGGCATTTTTCAGTTCCTGCGCATCTGCCTGCGCTTTTGTGAGCCGGTAGCGTTCATAGTCAATGGTGCCGGGTTGTAAATCTGACTCCGCTGCCGCACGCAAATCGGCCAGTTCTTTGCGGAGCTTTTCGTTTTCGATATCAGTTTCCCTCTGCGCATACCACTGAATTGCCATGGCAGTATCAAATACAGATTCAATGCCCTTACTGCCTTTGGAGACGCAAGGGAGCCCCTGAGACTGCCAGCGTTCAATCGTCCGCGGGTCCACGTTAAAAATTTCGGCAAGCCTCTTTTTATTAACCTTCATAGAACAACCCATTATCAAATACAAGGCCCGACATGAAAACGCCAGAAAAAGGCATTTTCGGACACTTTCATGTCGGACATTTATGAATGCAATATTAAAAAAAACAAAAAGTTATATTCGAGAAGTACCGACACGATTTTCCCTGAAAAATTTTCATAAATAGTGAAAAACCGCGAGGTCGCCGCCCCGTAACGATCTGGATCACCGGAAAGGACCCGCCAACGACTTTCGCGTGCAGGCATTAAAAATTTTGCAGTTCCATGCCTAGTTGAAACCTCGATTTCTATAACATCCAATTTTGTAAATTTAGATATAGCTCAACTTTTCCCAATGTTTTCAAGTGTATAAAAACAATTGGCGTTACGCCATAACACTATACTTAGGATAAGTAAAGATTTTAAGGAGTTTTAATGAGTCAACATCAATATTATCCACAGCTGAAATGGAAGCCTGCTGAATATGAATCTCTGATGCTTTTAGATCAAACTACGCTCTCTGGTTTTACTCCGATCATTACCATTCCAGACATAGACTGGGATTATGAAAACGAATGCTACAAGAAGAGTTTGAGTTCTTACTTATCTGACTTCGGTATTAACCTTGCGGCATCCTGGAAAGCCAATCGTCCTGTTTTGCTGGATGTTAAATATTTAGATAAACATGGTTCGAGCCGCCATCATCCTCTAGATATGTGTATCCAAGATGCTAGAGTAAATGGTAAGGAAATTATCCCTGTTGTTTCTCCCGCATATTCAACAAACTATATACATGCTGTTCAACGCAACTTAATCAATGGGCTCGCTATATCTATCACCCCCCAGACATGGCACCAATTCACAAGTCTGGTTAACCACTTAAATATTCATCCTAGTTTAATTGATGTAATCATTGATTTTGGAGATATTCAAAACGCAACTGATAGTTTAAAACAACAAGCATTAAGCATGGTCAACACATTATCAGGCCAAGCTCCGTGGAGAAACTTGATTTTATCTTCAACCGCATACCCGGCATCACAGGCAGGGATACCGCAACATCAAGTTCATCATATTCCGCGCCATGAATACGATCTTTGGATGTACGTAGTACAGAATTTTAGCAATGGAAGAACGCCAAGTTTTAGTGATTATCCCACCGCTAGCTCTACCATTACGAGCGTAGACCCACGCTTCATGTCTCAGTATGTCTCAGTGAGATATTCGAACGATACCTCATGGATCTTTGTAAAAGGTACCGCAGTTAAAGGAAATGGATGGGGCCAAACTAAAAACTTATGTACTACCCTTGTTAGTTCGCCAGAGTATCAAGTCTTTGGCTCCAAATTTAGTTGGGGGGATGATTACATTTACCAAAGATCATTAGGCGCTAACAAATCTGGCGGCTCTAAAGAATGGCGTAAAGTTGCACATACGCACCATATTACGTTAGTCGTGAGACAGCTTTATTGGTTGGCGCAGACTCAGCCTGCCAAGCCTTAACTTTCCAGCCTACGCGTTTCTTTAAGGCTGTTCTGACTTCAGGCCTGAGATTCGCTATTGGAATATTTTCCGCAATAATATTCCATAACTCAAATCGGGGCTTGCTTTTGATTCCTTTGGAATAGCCCCATCGTTCAAGTACGTCGATACATTCATCTTTCCAAAGCAATTGAGCGAGCATCAATGTGTCATGGTTTCGATTAAGCTTTTCTCCACGCATGTGCTTTATAAGAATGGCGCCTTTTGGCCCAACAGAAACCGTTTTAACGCCCCACCAACCTGGGATTAACTTTAATGCTCCCTCAAGGTGTTTCTCAGCTACGACAAGAGTAACCTTGTCCATTACAGAAGAATAATGCTTGATTTGAAGAGGCAAACGCTCCAAAGAGTCATATTCACTTTTGAGCTCGTACCCGTGTATAACACCATTTATTACAGCAATGTCTGCTCTACTGGCGCCAAGGGATATGGAAAATTCATCGACCACAAGGCAGTCTGGATCTAAATGCGATTCTTTCAAAAGCTTATGATGCACCGCGAACCTAACATCTTGATCTTTCATGACTTCTCCTTACTCCCTCCGTTATTGAATTATAGCGCACTGCATTTTACTGCATTTGAGAGATTTGACCACTTCAATCACAAAATGCTTATCTGCAGCAACAAGATTCATAGCCATACGACTATGGTGATTACCTTTTGTCTGGAAAACTGACCATTCCACGAAGATCAGATAGGTCTATAGAATCTTGGTTTGTCATAGCGTTCGTCTTACTTTGAGATGAACCTTTGCTGCATAGGAGATCAGCCCGTCAAGGCTCACCAGCACTAACTGACTACTCAAAGGCTCATTCCAAAGGGTTTGGTTCGACGTGGTTGAGTGCGCTGCGGTGCGCGGTGAAATACCTGTACAAAAATGCCCCGCATCTGCGAGGCATTTTCCTGAAAGTCACGTATTAAATTTCAGTGAAATTAAAATTATTTTAAGCACTGCGTCCTGATGTACTCCTGCAGGTAGTTGACCTGAGCGGTTATCTTGTCGATTCCACTTCGGAGACGGTAATAATTGAGTTCAGCATCTGCTGTAAGTCTTGGGCTTTCTCCATCGCCCATGCTGCTGGCTCCGGTCGTTGACTTTGCACAGGTGGCGGCGACTTGCAGGCGCTTACGCCCAGCAGAAACATCAGCACGAAGACTTTCGATAGTCGCGTTAGCATCAGCAAGCTCCTTTGTGTATCTGGCGTCGAGTTCTGCTACATCACGCTGACGCATCTGCATGTCAGTAATTACCACGTTCGCCAGCTTCAGTTCTCTGGCATTTTTGTCGCGCTGGGCTTTGTAGGTAATGGCGTTATCGCGGTAATGATTAACAGCCCATGACAGGCAGACGATGGTGCAGATAACCAGAGTATAAATAATCGCTGCGACTCTGCTCACTGATCTATCCCCCAACAGGCTAATGCGCTTTCCTGGTCACGACGAATAACCTGTCCATAGCAGTTATTTGAACGTATGCGGCAATCGCGCCCACCATCTTTTATCCACCAGCGAATCGCCTCGCATGCGCCCTTACGATCACCGGCATTCAGCCGCTTATAAAACGTCGACGGGAAACACTTACCGGGGCCAATGTTATAGGGACAGAATGACGCTATACCCGCTTTCTGTGGTTCGGTCAGTGGTACTTTAATATTGCGCTCCACCCATGCCAGCGCCTTATCACGTTCAATAGCGTTAACCTGGTCGCATTTTTCCTTCGACAGCTTCATTCCCGGTATGACGGGCTTACCATCCACCATTGTGGCACCACGACAGATGGTCCATATACCGGAACCATCGCGGTATGCCGTAGTGTGGTTACCCTCTTTTTCATCCAGAAACTGGTCAAGTATTTGAGGAGCAGACGCGCCTGCAGCAATCAGCGCCAGAACAGCAGCTGACAGGCCGTATTTGATTTTTGCGCTCATGGATATTTATCAGGATGCTACCAATGAAAGATACTGGAAAGCCAACTGCAAAAAGCTAACAACCCGTAATCGAGTTATCAGAACTGTTAATTTTTATGGTATACCGCGCCTCTGAACAGGGGCGCGTTTCTGGCAACAGCTCGTCCCCTTCACATAACCCGGCAGCAACATCCATGAAGACCTGTCTGATGCTCCTTCTGGCTGCTGCCTCATAAAACTCCAGCGCGGCACCTTCAACACGGTCCAGCGAGATGTCCAGGTCAAAAATTTCACCGTCAAAGCGTTTTTTGTCCCGTAACGCTAAAGTTACCGTAACTTTATTCTCAAAATTGCGGATCCCTTTCACAATCAGTTCATAGTTTTGAGTCATTGAATTACTCTCCCCGTGCAGCCTTACGACGGTCCTCTCTGATTTTGAAATACAGGTTAGTCAGATATGTCAGCAGCCCAAACAGCAGACTCCCCAGCACGCCTATTGCCGCCCACTGAGACGGGGAAACCCTGTCCAGCAACTGCAGGAACCAGTAGCCCGTTCCCACCGCTGACGTGGTGTATGACACACCTGTTGTGATTTTTTCCATCTGGTACATACCCCGTCTCCCGTTATCCGGAAGCTGACAACAATAAAAAAAGCCACCAGTTAAGTACTGATGGCTCTGATAACTCATGCAGGCATCTCAGACGACCCACTGACACTACCGGTGAGTTTAACGATACCTTCCATTTGACTGGCTCACTTTTTATGATGATGCTGGTGCATTTATCTCCAGCACCAGACTTTCTATCTCAACGCCATACGCTGCATTTTTGGTAATATCCGTCAGCGTCAGCGCATTCAGCCCCAGTGTCAGACTGTCTTTTATGACCTGGAATGCCGGGCCAGCCACTCCATTCAGTTTCGGAGTAACCGTGGCACTGCCGGCGGTGAACACCAGCTCCAGCGTCTGCCAGTCGTTACTGTAATTCCCGAACTCGCCCAACTTTGTGTTTCCTGCTTTCCTGTGATGCATCAGATTCAGTTTGCCGTCTGTGGTCTGGGTGAAGAACGACATCAGGAACGGGTTACCAGTCCCGGTCATCGCCACGACGTCAGGTAACGCTACATCGGTATACAGATAAATTCCCAGACCGAACTGGTTGTTGGTCAGTGCGCCTGACAGTCGAAACTTACAGCTCAGTCTGCCACCCCGTGTCAGCAGGGAGACTGCGTCATCCACCGGATGCATCAGGGACCAAGGTTTATTGCTCTGCTTGGTAACCTTAAACACACCATCTTCCAGCGCAACACTGCCGCCGGTGATGGTCCAGCCCTGCGCAGCAGCCTCTCCGGCTGTCGGCAGCAGGGAGACTGTACGAACGGATGTGTCACCATCAGACGGCCCCGATGGAGTGTCGCCGCCGGGCGAGGGTTTGATTTCCGGTGCCTTACCACTAATGAAGGCTAAGGTGCGACCGGCTACGTTCAGAATAGCAGTTGCCATACGATCGGGAATAATGCCACGACGCGCCCATGAGCTGAAATGCGTCGGGCGATTTGATGATACCCAGTTTTTGTTCGTTCGGGATGCCGAACCGTAATAACCAGACCCGGCAATATCAGGATCTTCTGACGGGTTGTTTGTCGGTGTATTAACTCCGCTACCATCGGTCATAAAGGGAACAAAATAAATCTGCTGGGATTCTTTACCTTTATATGCACCATATACCACTTCATATTGCGTACCGTGTTCTTGTTTCCACGCGTATGTCGTGTCGCCACAAATCCAGGGGACTGATGCCGGACTTCCACCGTGACACTGCGCCGCCAGCCCGGCAAGGTCAGCACGGAACTGCTGTACCATTGCAAGAAATGCTGCTGGCTGCTGGGCGTAACTGGCATTCGTCATATCGAATTCCCCCTGCATCCAGCATATCGCCAGCAAAACGTTTTTCGGATTTTTCTGCAATGCTGCCTTCGTGCGGAAAAGCAGATCCTGATATAACGGCTTACCCACTCCCCAGCGAGCCGAATCCTGACTGGCCCCCGTGGACTCGCTGAATGTCCCCTCCGTGCCCTGGGTGAATGCCGAACCACCACGACAGCATGGTACCAGCAGGATCCCCGCGTTATTAGGGATATACGGAAGCAGTTTTTTGGCAATATGTAAGCCCTGTCCGACACAGCCGTACTGCCCTTTGCTCAGGTCAGCCCGGGGATGATTAATCGTACTCATATCCTGAACATCATGCAGACAATGGTCAGCAGGAATGATGTCGTTAAATACGCATACTTCACCACCGGGAGTCACTGTGTTACGACGGGCCAGTTGCTTAATGCGCGGATGGGGCGCATCGTATGAATCCGGAAGCGGAAGCCCTTCACCGTAAGCCATGGCATTGGATTGCCCGGCCAGTACGATGACGTAGTACCACTCCGGCTCAGTTGCACCACTGACGACCACATCACCTTCTGCTGCAATCGCCTGCATCAGGGTATAAGGGGTTATGGCCACCGGACTACCAAACGGCTGCCAGCCCTCTTTCAGTTTATGTGTCAGCTTTTCCGCAAGATCTGACGGCGACGCCGCCCTGACAACATCATAGTGTTTAAATGCCATGGTTCTTTCCACCATCTGAAAAATGATTCTTTAAAATACCTGACATGTAATACAGAAAAAACACAAAACCATACCTTAAATAAAAACCTCATCATCAAGCAGATATGCATGGATAAACTACAAGACGAGATATAAACCACCCTGCATTTAAATAAACAATAAACAACATCAGAAAAATAATTCTGCTCTATGGTTTACAATCAAAAATATCATTTATACTTTTCAGAACATCACCAGCAAGGCATAAACAAGGAAACTAAATGAAGTGGATTGTGATTGATACAGTTATCCAGCCATCATGCGGAATATCTTTTTCAGTCATATGGAGTAAAATAAAATTAATAATCTGGTATCAATCGGATGCTTTCTTACCTCCTGAAAGTATATTTACACTGACTCACACAGGCATCATGCTCAATAACAAAGTGCTACCTGTAACCATTTACAACGTAGTACCATTCAATAAAACATTCTGGAATTTAATCAAAAACAGCCAGGAATGCCCTACAAATACAGATAACGTATTGAATGAATGCTTTAATAACCGTTGCACTCTGCAAATATGTCCTTATGGGCTAAAACAACAAAGTCCATAAGGAGTTTACTCACATCTGACAAAATCAATATAAACAGCCCCTCCGGAGAGGGGCTGGAGAGTGGCGCTATGTGCCATTGCATGGTGCCGGGTGCCTCCCGGTGAATTCAGTACCAGCACCTGAATCCGCGATTATCCCATATACCTACTCGCTGATTACCCCTCCGCACAGGGGGATTCACCATGCGAAATTTTTTAACAAACTTCCCGCCGGCCAGACAATAATCGCCAGCCTGAATTATGAGCAACGTGGCATTTTACGGGAAAACTGTTTTCTGCAGTAAAAAGGCCCGCCGGAGCGAGCCTGGAAGGATAGCGGTCATGTGATGCCGGTTTCCCGGTAACTCAGCATCGGTATCTGAGTCAACGTTTTCTCTACTGGGTCATTTCCGATACGTTCCGCCTTCCGGCAGACTTTCATCACGTCAGAAAATATAGCACCCTGAGTAACAGGACAGTACTCAGAATTCAGGAAACTGTGACACATCCTGCACAGAAAAGCCCCTCCGGAGAGGGGCTGAAGTATAGCCTAATTTCTGTCTGTCGCATGGTGCCAGGGGCCTCCCGGTAAATTCAGCCTGTCTACTGAATTTGCATGTTCTCTGGATCATACACTTTGCCAGATGCCCCGCCGCTGAGGGGGATTCACCATGCGATGTAATTTTTAACAAATTCTCCGGCAGCCAGACAATCATCAAGCTGTGGAATTGTGAGGTATTTAAAAATTTCAACGGGTAACTGATACCCTGCTAATCGCCTGATGCTTTCTTTTTCAGCAACGGGAAAGCAACAACCACACACCCGCCACCAAAACACCATCAGACAGCACCGACATTATCCGGCTGCTGAAGTCCACCATCACCACCAGAAACAACAGGAGTGCAACCACAGCTGCTTAGAAGGCAATTGCTCTGTCCGGCTGAGCTAACAACGCAGAATACCGATAAATGGACCGCCATCGAGAACTCGAACCCCGCGCAACCAGCTTCGAAGGCTGGCGCTCTATCCCGATGAGCTAATGGTGGTATGTGATATGGTGGCCCTTGCTGGATTTGAACCAGCGACCTGGCGATTATGAGTCGCTCGCTCTCACCACTGAGCTAAAGGGCCGGGAGCAGAATAATAATGGTGCGTAATTAATTCTGCAATCTCATCCGTTTCAAACGATTAAATCCTGAACTTCCCTGACTGTCTGCTCAAAACGTCCGGTCTCCAGCTCAACGCCAATCGCACGACGCCCGAGCGCCAGTGCCGCTTTTACCGTTGAACCTGAGCCCATAAAAAAATCTGCAACCAGGTCACCCGGACGACTGCTTGCGCTGATTATCTGCTGCAGCATTTCTGCCGGTTTTTCGCACGGATGTTTCCCGGGATAGAACTGCACCGGTTTATGTGTCCACACATCCGTGTACGGCACCTGCGCCGTCACACCAAAATACCGCCGCAGATGCTTATATTCACTCTGCAGCTCCACATACTGCCGGTTCAGTGACGTATACGTATCCACCAGCTGGTGGTGGGGCTTTTCCAGTTCACCGCGCTGATGTTTCTCTTCTGCCACCCTGGCAAACAGCGACTGTAATTTCAGATAATCGCTTTCGTTCGGTAGCTGCCACTGACTGGCACTGAACCAGTGCGACACCATGTTTTTCTTTCCTGTGGCATCTGCAATCTGTTTTGCCGTTATCCCCAGGGCCGCGCGCGCATCACGAAAGTAAGAAATCAGCGGGGCCATCACATGCTGTTTCAGTGCACTGCCCTTCGCCGCATACCCGGCATCTTTCGGACGATACGGCCCCTGATAATGTTCCGCGAACAGAATGCGCTCTGTGGCGGGGAAATACGCCCGCAGGCTTTCCTTGTTGCATCCGTTCCAGCGTCCGGACGGCTTCGCCCAGATAATATGGTTCAGCACACTGAAGCGTTCACGCATCATGATTTCGATATCAGATGCCAGGCGATGACCACAGAACAGGTAAAGACTTCCGGCAGGTTTCAGCACCCGCCAGAACTGCGCCAGACACTGGTCCAGCCACTTCAGGTAATCATCGTCGCCCTTCCACTGGTTATCCCAGCCCTCAGGCTTCACTTTAAAGTACGGCGGGTCCGTGACTATCAGGTCAACAGAATTTTCGGGTAACGACCGGATAAATTCCAGGCAGTCGGCGTTGATTAACTCACAACTGGATATTTTTACAGTATTAAGCATGGATCATTAAGCCTGTCTCTGATAGGCTCATTCTGCTTTTGCGCAAAGCAGTGGGCCTGAGGTTTGCTTGTGAACCCAACGCATGAGCAGATGGCTGGTGGGTGCCCCTAACACCCACCAGCCGCCCATTTACCACAAATAAAAAAGCCTTCACTGCGGAAGGCGTCTGTAACAACCGAACTGATAGTCTGCCAGATCCGCCATAACCAGCTGGGTCAGTATTAACTGGCAGCGTTCGCGTGAAAGGTAAGTATTCTGCGCTATCTCCCCGACTGTCGCCGGTTCGGTAACGCTTAATTCATTAAACACCACTCTGGCGGTTTCTGTCATATCCTGCTGTTTTAGCATGTCTTTTTCCCTTTTCCGGTTAACGTGACACACCAATAACTCTTGTCGAAAAAGCCAGCAAGCTGAAAGACAGGTATTCACCGCCACCAGCGCGTTTACTATACTGACGCGATTTCAGTCATAAAAAACCCGCCAGGCGGCGGGGTGTAAAAAATCTTCTAACGTCAGGCATAAAACGCCCATCGTTAGAGCAAATTTACCACAGATTCGGGAAAAATCAACAACACTATCGCGTTACCCTCTTTAACTGCCGCTCCGCCCATGCCTCTTCAATGTCAAACCGAACCACCAACGTATCGTAAAAGCGTTTCACTGATTTTTTCCACGTATCAAGCGTGATAGCACTCGTCACTTTGCATATGGCATTAAATGCCTCCGTTGATGGTAGTCTTTCACAGCCACGACCACCACAACGCTGGCAGTCTCTGATAACAGGCATACCACGTTTTACCGACTCTTCACGATGAACGGCGACACCACGCCCACGGCAATCCTTACAGGCGGTGGAAACCTCACCCTTTCCGCCACACTCCGGACAGGCAACTTTTACCACCTCCCTGACTTTTTTCCATTCTTCCCAGTAAGACGGATACACACCTTTCGTACACTTTGCCCATACCGGCGGCTTACCATCCGGATACTGGATCTTGTTTGTAAAAACCTCGCTTTCAATAAATTTTTTTCCGTGACAGCAGGAGCACTGTTTTTTGCTCGCCGCGCTACGGGCATAATCTTCAAACGCATACGAAGCCATAATACGCATCACTGCCGGTTTTATTTCTGCCGGGAGTTTTCTTAACGCCGCCACGCGATCACACCGACTGAGTGCATATTCTGTCAGCAATTCTGTTGCCCGCTCTCTGTCATTCATACTAATGCCCATTTTCCCAAGGAACGCAGAAAACCCCATCTCAGCCCGATTCTGTGTCATGCCCTGCGCGGCCATCACATCAGTGATACTCAGCGCATCTTTCGACGTTGAGGCCGATGCATCAGTCAGGCCGGGGGATTTTGGGGAGTAGTATTTCGGTAAATCTTCCAGTTTCATTTTTTGACCTGCCCTTCAAGCATTATGGGGTAAATCTTCACGCCCAGCCGCCCCCCAGGAACGCGCTGACCGCGCACAATATTGATTTCATCAAACTGCTCGTCGTCTATGAGAAGTCCGGCATGCGTCAGCGCATCCAGTGGTGCTTTCAGAATATTGTCCAGGTCGCGACGACGCTTATCCGGTGGCTCTGCAATCACCTTTATCGCCAGCCTTCCGGACAGGCTTAATTTCAGCCGCTGCTGGCGAACAATAAGCGCCACAGCCCGGCGATAACGCTTTCCCTCCTCCGAGATAAAATATGTGCTGCCACGGCGTCGCCAGTAAGTGTTCACCGTCGGCGGGTAAGGTAAAACCAAATCTATGAGCATCAGTCACCTCTTTTACCCAAGCACGCCAGTTGCAAAGGCGTGATCAAGAAAACGAAAAATTAAATCAACCTGAGAACCATGCTTTTCTTCGAACGCCAGAGGATCCGCATGAAGCTCGTTGTGATGCTCCCGACACAGCGGTAGCGTGAAAATATCGTGAGATTTTGTCCCCATTCCGCCCTGACCATGACCAATCAGGTGATGGGGATCGTCGGCTGGCTTACCACAACACGCACACGGCTGTGTCTTCACCCAGCGTGTGTATTTCTCGTTAACCCAGCGGCGACGTTTAGGTCGTTTCATGAAAGATTCCGGAGACTCAGGATCAACGGCAATGCTGACCACCGTCTCTTCCTGTGGCGGGTTTTGCTGGTGGGCGTGAGACAGCGGCGCAAGATTTTTTGTGCGCTGCTTCAGTATGCTGGTGGCGGTCTGCTCTCCCGGTACGATGTCGCTTTCACGGTACATTGAGCGGATTTTTTCCGCACGCAACCCCAGCGAACGACGTAATACCGCTTCCGGTAGCGCGTCCGCCACCTGATTGCGGACCGCCCACCAGGATAATTCAGCCAGCGATAATTCCCGTTCCTGCGAGCCATTCATTGCATGGAGTATGACGTCAATCATCCATGCAGACAGGTTTTGGTGAGCAAGTTGCCCGAGTGATTCGGAGGTCTGGTCGCGCAGCTGGTTGTCGCAGTGCCAGCACAACACCATTGCGCCGGTACCATAACGGTGAATGACGGTTTCACTGTGGTGATAATCGCCGTGTGGCCACTGGCAGGATTTAACATGGCGCAGTAACCAGTCAGACAATGCGCCAGCGCCACCAGCAGCACGAATCACTCGTTCGTCGCTGAAAAATGGCAGTAATGATTTATCCTCCGCCAGCGGCTGGCGAACGGCAGGAACGACCCCGGACGACAGATTACGCATGCTTTTCGGTTCCGGCTCCACCAGTACCCGGGTATTGTGGAATACCGGCATGGATTCACGGCCCGGCTTAACGATCACCAGCCCGAGTTCCGGTACCAGAACAGGTCGAAGTAATACCCGCACGTTACCTCCAGATACGTTGCTGGAATGTGCGGGACGGACGCGGTGGCCGTTCGGAGTAAGGGAGCCTGACGGAGATTATCCAGTGACGGTAGTCGAGGCTAAGGGCTTTTTTAACCTCGCATCCGCGCCTGCGGTAACACTGAATGAGCCAATCGGCCTGTTCTTCAGTGCATGGGGGATGCTGGTACCAGTCTGACTTAAATGCATGAGAATACCGCTCGTGCGTGTGGGCAAGAACGGTCGAATTATCATGATTGTAATATTTTGCGTTGCGTGCCATCGGTTTTCTCCGGTGGCACGGTGTTACTCAGCGGGAGTTCAGCCCCGCGCAAGATTGTAGATGAGTTTATTCTTCTGAAAAAGCAGAAAAGCCAGCTTTTATTCCGATCTCTTTCAATGCCTGTAATGAAGTGACAAACTCACCGTCGCGCAAGATAAATCCGTCCGTCACTCGGGCATCCACAAAATTAATTAACGCAGCCCCATTTTTTTGCAAACACACAATGCGGTAATGACTAACAATATTTCCATTTTCAACGCACACAGCATAGAG